TAAAGGGATAACAGATGCCGTAGCAGAATTAAACAAGATGCAAGGATTTAATGAAGAAACCATCAATCTGAATGGAACAGTTGTATTTACCGGAGAAGAGGAGCTTGAGGATTAATGAAATTAAATCAAAATGATGATATATGCCCCGAGATAAATAAAGTATATTGCATGGATAATCTAGAGCTAATGAAACAAATGGAAGATGAGAGTGTGGATTTGATATATTGTGATATATTGTATGGAACGGGAAGAAACTTTGGTGATTATCAAGATATTAAAGCTGATAAGGAAACGGTAATGAGTTTTTATGAACCAAGGATAAAAGAAATGTATAGAGTTTTAAATAACAATGGAGTAATTGTTCTACAATGTGACTATAGAATTAATCACTGGATTAGAAATATGTTAGATGAAGTTTGTGGATACAATAATTTTGTTAATGAAGTGGTTTGGTGGTACAAAAAGTTCTCACAAAACAATGATAGAACCTATTTAACCAATCATGATTATTTGATAATTTACTCAAAAGGCAAAGGCTATACGTTTAACACTCAATATGCGGTAAATAAAGATAAAGAAAAGCGAATGAAGAAAGGTTATTTTAATTGTGGCGGTGGTAAATATCTAGTATATGACTTTGATAAGTTCAATAAATTTGCCGAAGATAAAAATATACATGATGACAAAATAATAGATAAAACAGACGACATCCCCTATACTAGAGTAGATGATGTATTTAGAGATATTATGTTTATAAATTCACAGTCAAAAGAAAGAGTAAACTACGAAACTCAAAAACCAAAAAAACTAGTAGCCAGAATTATTAAGACGTTTAGTAATGAAGGTGACATAGTAGCAGATTTCTTCTGTGGGAGCGGGACTACAGGGGTAGTTGCTAAAGAATTAGGTAGAAATTATATAATGTGCGATATAAACCCAAAAGCAGTGGAAATATCAGAAACGAGATTAGCGGGGATAGGCGAAGAGCAAAATAAATCCAAACGAATAACGCTATGGTGAAGAGGTTGGAGAGGATTAAAACAAAAGTGGGGCGAATAGATGAGCAGAGTCGTGGGAGTGATTAATGAATTTACCATATTAGAAGATGAAGATGGTTATATAGTCAAGAACAATAAAGGGAAGTATGAAAATCATGGGCATTTTAAAAAGGTATAACCTGCTATACACTAATTAGATTAATGCAAAAGAAAACAATACCAAGAAGTACTTACTTATTAGAGGCAGCAAGAAGGATAACAATTGATGCTAAATATAAACAAATACTTGAATTGAAACAATTAAAGAATAAACAAAGACAGAGATATTTCAATCCAAGTAAAGGGGTGAGAAATGGCTGATTTAGTCACAAAGAAGAGTTTACCAAAGTTAATAGGGAAAGGATATAGAAAGTTCTGGAATTTCAGAGGGCGTTACAGAGTACTCAAAGGAGGGCGAGGTAGTAAGAAGTCTACAACCGCCTCTTTCTGGTTTCCATATATGATGATGAAGTACTGGCACCAATATGAATTAAAACCTTGTACACTTGTAATTAGAAGGTATTACAATACGCATAGAGATAGTACCTTCGCTCAACTTAAATGGGCTATAAATAGAATGGGTGTTTCTCATCTATGGAAAGCAACAAAATCACCTCTTGAATTAACCTACATACCATCAGGACAGAAGATAATGTTTAGAGGATTAGATGACCCTCAATCAATAACATCTATTACAGTAGAAGATGGAGAATTGTGTTGGGTATGGTGGGAGGAAGCATTTCAAATAACAATGGAAGATGATTTTAATAAAGTGGATATGTCTATAAGAGGAGAAATGCCCGCACCATTATTTAAGCAACATACCTTAACCTTTAACCCATGGAGTGAAAAGATATGGCTAAAGCAAGCCTTCTTTGATAAAGTAGGAACAGATGGCTTGAGCAAAGATGGAGATATATTAGCGGTAACAAAGAATTATGACTGTAATGAATTCTTAGGAGATGATGACCGCAGGATATTCGAAAAGATGAAAGAAGAAAATCCAAGACGTTATTCTATAGAAGGAGAAGGTAATTGGGGTATTGCAGAAGGATTAGTATTTGAGAATTGGCAGGAATTAGAGTTTGATGTGGAATACATGAAACGTCAATTAGATAGAGAAGACAATCCAAAATATAGACAATTACAAGGACTTGACTTTGGATACACAAATGACCCAACAGCCTTTATTGCATTATTAGCAGATGAAAAGGAAAAGAAGTTGTTCATATATGATGAGGTATCTAAAACACATATGAAGAATAGGGATATCCATTCCACGCTAAAATATAAAGGATTTGAACGAGCAAGGATATGCGCCGATAGTGAAGATCCAAGAACAATAGATGAATTAAAAGACTTAGGATTATATAGAATGTTTGGAGCAAAGAAAGGAAGGGGCTCAGTAAAAGCAGGAATCCAGAAATTACAGGATTATAAGATTTATGTTCATCCATCTTGCGTAAATACCATAGTAGAATTAAGTAACTATGTTTGGGCAACAGATAAGGATACAGGAAAGCCGAGCACTGACCCAATAGATGAATATAACCATTTAATGGACGCATTAAGATATGCAACAGAAGAACTGAATTCCACTAACTTTAGCTGGTAAATCAGGGTATATAAATGGTCAGGGAGCTAATTTAAACCGTGTACAAGCGATTGTACAAGGTCATATTTTCACCTATTATAGTAAATATATATTAATATCCTATATTATAATAGAATAAACGAAAGGAGAGGTAAAAACATGATATTTCAAGATTTCCAAAGAGCAGTCAACATGGACATAAGAGCTGGAGTAACTCAATTAGCATCATTGCAGAAACCTCATGAAGATTTCTTATATGCTAATATAAATGAATGGTTAACAAGTGATGTTAGAAAGTTAATGTTAACAGCTCAAGATTATTACAAAAATGATAATGATATCAAAGACCGTAAAAGATATTATATAGATAGGAGAGGGGTTAAACAAGAAGTAACAAATCTATCTAATAGTAAATTAACCCATCCATTCATGAGGAAGTTAACAAATCAGAAAGTAAACTATCTATTAAGTAAAGAATTATCAATGCAATCAGCTGATGAAAAGTTTAATGATTTAGTAAGCACCTATATTGATAAGAAGTTCCTCAAGATGTTAAAGAATGTAGGTAGGGATGCGATAGTAAATGGGATTGCTTGGCTCCAAGTTTATTACAATGAAAATGGGGAATTGAAATTTAAACGTATTCCATCAGAAGAGATCATACCATTTTGGGCAGATGCCGACCATACAATACTAGAAGGAATAATAAGAGTATATTCTATTATTAGATATCTACCAGACGGTGTACAAAGAGAAATAAAGAAAGTAGAATATCATACTACTCAAGGCGTTTGGTATTATGAAATGGGAGATAAGGGATTAAAGCCAGACTCTGACAAGCCAAGAACAGTTAATGGTCACTTCTCATTTAANGAACCTCAAAANGATGAAGAAGGAAACATTAAGGTAGATGAGGAAGGAAATGAATTATTCAATGAAATAGCTGCNACATGGGANAAAGTACCATTTATAGCATTTAAGTANAACGCAGATGAAATTAGTTTATTGAAATGGATAAAACCATTANTAGATGATTATGACCTAAATACATCAGACACTTCAAACAACTTACAAGATATACCAAATAGTATAAAAGTTGTTAAAAACTATGATGGAACAGATAAAGGGGAATTCGTACAAAACCTTGCAACATTCAGGACAGCATTCGTATCAGGTGATGGGGATATGAAAACTATAGAGACTAATTTAGATGTAGCCGCAATAGACAGTCATCTAAATAGATTAAGGAAAGATATATATGAAGCAGGAAATGGAGTAGATACACAAGAGGTTAGCATTGGGAATACATCAGGAGTAGCCTTGAAATTCAGATATGCCGACCTTGATACAGATACAGATGACTTAGCAGCTGAGTTTTCATCAGCGTTAGATGAAGTGCTATGGTTTATAAAGATTGATATGATGAATAAAGGAATGGGAGATTATTTAGATTTAGCTATAGATATAATTTTCAATACTGATATGATTATCAATGAATCTGAAACCATCGAGGATACAAAGAATAGTGTAGGAATTATTAGTGAAGAAACAATAGTAGCAAATCACCCGTGGGTAACAAATGTCCAAGCCGAATTAGATAGGGTTAAACAAGAGAAAGAAGAAAAGATGAATGAAATGATGGAAGCCCTCAAACAGCAAAACCTTGATTATGGGATGGAAGAAGAGCTAGAGGAAGGAGAAGAAGGTGGTGAGGAAGGTGAAGAATAATGATTAAGGTTCCAAACAAAGAATACTGGATAAAGCGTTCAGAGTTAACCCTTATCGCCAATGAGAAATCAGCCCTACAGTACGAACAAGAACTAAAGAAAGCATATTTAGAAACAACTCAGAAGATAACAAAAGAGATTGAAGCATTCTATGGGAGATATTCAAAAGATAATCAAATATCATTATTAGAAGCTAGAAAGAGATTAAGACCAGACGAATTGTTAAACTTTAACAAACAAGTTAAATTATATTTAGATGAGGTAAAGAGATTAGGGGATAAAGCATTTACCGCAGAGTATAAAGATTACTTAAAACAATTATCCGGTAAAGCTTATATTAGTAGATTAGAAGAATTAACCGCTAATATTAGACATAATCTTGAAACTCTTGCAACTAGGNATAATGAAGGATTGGGGGAAGAGTTAAAGAACGCTTATGAGGATTCATTCTACAGAACAGTNTTNGATGTCCAAAAGCAAGCAAGATANGGAGTAAGCTTTACCACTCCTGGAGGTAAACAATTAGAAACAGCTATAAGGGAAAGANGGATGGGTCAAAACTATAGCGAAAGAATATGGGCAGATAAAAACAGGATGCTAATTAATCTTGAACAAACCTTAGCTCAAGAATTCGTCAGAGGAAGAAACCCAAGACAAGTTAGTAGAGAGTATGCAAAGAAAATGAATACTAGTTACCATAACGCTCAAAGACTCATTCGTACAGAGCTGAACTATATTAGCAATAAAGGAACTATGAAGGCTTATGAGGAAAGTGGTGCAGTAGATTTTTTTCAATATGTATCAACCTTAGATAATAGGACATCAGATATATGTAGGGAGATGGATGGAAAGGTATTTACAACTAAAGAAGGACAAACTGGGGTAAATGTTCCACCACTGCATCCCTATTGCAGGTCAACTACAATACCTTT